TTCATTTTTTTGATACGATTTCTTGTTCTGGCCATTTTTTCTTCCTTTTTATGATATGTTGTTGGCATGATAATTAAGTTAATACTACTCCTTTCATATGTTATTGTTCGTTAATATAGAATTTTTCTATAACTTCGTCATTTTCCTCTGGTTCAATCTCAAGGCTTTCGTCAGCTGACAGTAGTTCTTTTTGTAGGGAGTCTTTTACTAATGTCATTATAGAATCGTGTTTTCTTGCTGAAACATCAAAATCCTGTCTTATTCTGCGTATCAGAAATCTGCCCCTATAGAAAAAATCAAACTTATCGTTATCTTCTGTTTTCGCAGCTGATACTGCCGGTAAATTGAACTCAACCACATCTCCACAGTCTATCAAAGTGTTACCATTAGTTTTGATTGAACAAGTGATGCCCCGATCTAGCTGTAATAGTTGAGATGCTCTCCTCTGTAACCATGTTTCAGATTGTATTGAGTTGTAAACAAGTCTGCCTTTTTCATCGTGCAAAACAGTTAAATCTGTGTAGTTATTATTACTATCAACAAAATTTGCACTTGGAGCAAAATATCTCCTTGCAGGGAAATCACTCATACGAGATTTCCCTTGCACTGGTGTCGCAGATATCAATGGAAACTGTTTAATGCTCTTGTCCTTACCAGAAGTTACATGAGTCTCATTTTTAAAGTTTTCTAGATAATTGTATGTGGTGGTTGTGCGCCTTCTAGTGTATGTGTCATAAGATATGAGTTCTGATCCATAGGAACCCAATCTCTGTGCAGCAGCAGAATCTCCTACTGATTGTATTTGGTATTCACTCACGGCTGATAAATCTGAAACTGGATCATTTGGTTTGGAACCAGGCACGGATGTTTTATATGTATGAATTGTTGGTTCAGCATACATACTCGATAAACTTCTGAAGTGATATCCCTTAAAATCCTCAAAGAACATATAGGTTGGTGATCCATCATGAGCCGATACAGCTTGTCTCTTCATCATATTGATTGCTTCAAAGGGGCTGAAGTTGGGGAATACTATTTTCTTAGTGCCTCTTGACGGTTCCACATATAGTTTTTTCTTTGTACCTATATGATCTCTCATAATCTTCTTAAATATTTCAGAGTATGAACCAGAGTAACTTTGGTTTATTCTAGTTCTTTGGTCCCTTTGTAACTCTGCGGTAGAAAACTCTAGTATTAAAAACTCATTTCCGCTTGCGCCGTCCTCTTTGGTTGTCAAGGAATTGACCACCAATAAATTCTCTGTAAAATCATACGATGATTCTTGCTCGTTCAGACCTGATGTTGTTATTTTCATGCGAAGATATTCTTGACCAATGATAGGACCAATCGTGGACAAGGCAAGCATATCGTTAATAATACAGCTTCCTGTTATGCTAGTTGTTTGAATATCTTCAAAAAATGTAATGTGGACAAGAATTCCTAAAAGGTCTACAACTACACCTTTAGAGGTGATTACCTCTATCTTCTCTATATGAAATCCACCGGCTTTGTGAAGTTTATTCTTATCTGCTGATGATGACATTAAATTGCACTTTCCTCCATCAATTGTTCAAATTCTTCAACAAATTGTGATAGATATGATGGGTCTAATAAACGAATTAACCTTTGTTTTTCTTGTAGGTCATCCTCAAATTCAACATTGGTTATTGCAGTTGCACTGGGAAAATCTGTATTGTCTTTTCCAATATTAATCTTAACTGTGGTGTCACCAGAGGTTTGCGATATCTCATAGTGATGCAGAGCATTTAGTTTTACTGCTGTTGGGTATTTGTCATTTAAATACGATAGATGCTGTATATATGGTTTTGGCCACTGATGATACCTATCAGTGATATTGTTTATTAGAAGGATTATCCAATGTAATTCTGGATCACCATAAAGCTTATGGGCAAGAATTTCTGGTGATTCACCATCTCTAACATCATAGGTGTCAAAGACCAGCGTATCTTCTCTAAGGCTAACTCTCAGCGCAACTCTTCTTAAAAGATTGGTTACAACCTTAAAATCAAAATTACCAACAGAGTCGTAAAATATAAAAGGAAACTTTGCAAAATACATTTTTAAAATCCATCATCGATAGCAGCTTTCGTGATTGTTCTGAGTTCTCTAAAATTTAATGCCATGGTTATTTTTGTAGGTGAAGCACCTTCTGAAGTTGTAGGGTGCCAAGTCATTTTATCTCCACCGTATGTGACATCCACTTTCTCTAGCGAACAAGTTCCTATTTTATGTAGATATCCATTTTCTTGATTATTGTTCGTATAATACACTATATCAAACACATCAGGTATTGTTAATTCAAAACCAAACGCATTGGTTTCTGATGCAAAATCAGCAGCAGCATGAAACCTAAATGCTTTGATTATTCTCTGAACTTCTGCGGCTTCATCTTCAGATGAGGGGGTAAAGACAAAATTATATGAAAAAGACCTTTTGCCTATTCCTTCAAACATTACCTCCATTTTTGGAGCAAATACTTTTCCTCTATTCAAATTATAGAAAGTTGAAGACCCTGGCGCAACTGCATCTAATGCACCCAATGCCGATCTGTTTACCATGCTCATAACAAGGTCCTTAATCGGGTCCACTATACTCGAAACTGCACTAGTTGTCATTCCTTGATTTATAAATGCTGATATGACTGATGCACCAAATGCAGCTTGAGGTGAAATTTGCTGATCATTATACTTTAATTCATATGATTGCTGAACTGATGGTGGAAAGTATAAAGCGATAGTCTTTACTGTTTTTATGCTGCCTGGGGAAGTGATCATCTCTCGTATCGACTTTCCTTTTGAATTTATGGTAGAAGCCTTTGCCTGTTTTCCCAATTTTTTATTAAGTTCCAATAGCCTCTTGTCACTTGCGGCGTTCGCTTCACTGTTAACAGTGCCTGACCCACGTTGCCCGCTTCTCTGAGACCTCAATATTTCACTGAATTCTTTTTCTTCCTTTATAGCTTTTATAGTAGAAGCGATTTCGTTGTTGGTTCCTAAACTTATTTTTGGTGATTTCATTTCTTTCGCAAAAAACGCAATGAAGTGACTATTGCCATCTGTGCCGAGATCAAGTGGATACTGAAGAACATCACCAGTTCCAAAAACAGTTCCTTGAGGGCGTGGACTACCAGATGGACTAGGAAATCTAAGACCCTCTGCTCTATTTAATCCAAGAGCATTTTTTGCAGTTTTAACAAGAAATCCACTAGCAGTTGATCGTGCTTTATTTCTAAGTGCGGTAAATACAGCCATACTAAATAATCCTTATATTATATAAAGTATTTATACATCATGGCATACAAAGGTAGATATACTCCAAACAATCCTTCGAAATATAGGGGCAATCCACACAATATAATTTATCGTTCTCTCTGGGAGCGTAAGTTTATGGTGTATTGTGACCATAGTGAATCGATTATGGAATGGGGCAGTGAGGAAATAGTAATACCATACAAGTCCCCTTGGGATGGGCGCATACATCGTTACTTTCCAGATTTCTATATCAAAATAAAACAACACAGTGGCACCACCAAAAAACTCATCATTGAGGTAAAACCCAAGAAACAGACAAAACCCCCAAAAGAGCCACAAAGAAAAACCAAGAGATATTTGAATGAGGTAAAGACTTGGGGTGTAAATAGTGCAAAGTGGAAGTATGCCACTGAATGGTGTAAAGACAATGGAATGGAATTTAAGATAATGACAGAGGACGATTTAGGTATTCGTTATAAATAATCTTATGGTTGATAATCTCATACAAAGCGTTCAAGACGCTACAAAGGACGCACCAAAATCAATTAACTGGTATCGAGACAAAATACGAGAGTTTGGTAAACCAGGCGCATTAGATTTAATTAGAGATGGTCGCAGAACAACTAGGCCGTCTGCTTTTAATTTGAACATGTTTGTGTATGACCCTAAGTATAAAAAGACTTTACCATACTATGATACATTTCCGTTGGTCTTACCCTTAGAGAGATATAGCGATGGGTTTTTAGGACTAAATTTTCATTATCTGCCGATACCTTTGAGAGTTAGATTACTTGATAAAATTAACACGATACCAGAAGATAACCAATACAGTGAGAGGGACCAACTTAGAATTAGCTATGCGAGAGCATCAACAATACCAATGGCAAAGGCTGTGATTAAAAGATATCTCTATAGTCATCTAAAATCTCAAATTCGTGTGGTATCACCAGATGAGTGGGTAATTGCAGTTTTGTTACCAGTGCAAAGATTTAAGAAAGCGTCTACATCTAAAGTATACAACGAAACCAAGAAATTGTTCTAAGGATAATAAGATGGCAACAGGACTAGGTAAATTTGCAGATGTTCCACTAGGAGGCTCAAGCGCAGTGGACGCCCTTGCGTTTGGTTTACTAAATGATATTTTAGCATCATTTCATGACAAAAATGCATATGGAAGACCAAACCAATATGAGGTTCAAATTCACCCACCCCGTGGCGCATCTCCTGCTATGGGTGGTCATAATATTAGAGAATTTTGTCTACGAGCAGAGAGTCTGATAATGCCCGGTAGATCATTATCAACCCAAATAGCGAGTGCTGGTGCTATCACTGGGCCACAAAGAGAGTATGTTATAGAACCATTGTTTGCAGAGGAAATTAGTATGACCTTTCAATCAACAGCTGGATTGGATGAGAGAAGATTTTTTGAGCAGTGGCAACAATTGTCATATAATGTAACCACATTTGATGCGGCATATTATGATGACTATATTGGAACAATGGATATATATCTAGTGAACCAAAATAACCAAAGGACATTTGGTCTTAGGATAGAGGAGTGTTTTCCAAAATCTATCGCAGCATTAAATTTAGCAGCTGGACCAAGCACAGAAATTACAAAGACCACAGTGGCGTGGTCATTTAGAAAATTCTCGCCACTTGATACAGCGTCTCAGCAAAAGCTTGGTGGGTCACTGGTTGACGCATTTACAAACACAGTTGAGAGAAGTTTAACAAGAAACCTTCCAGCTGTTTTGAGAAAATTATTATAAGGATGAAAAAATTATGGCACTACCAAAACTTGATATACCAAATTATATTTTAGAACTACCATCAACGGGAGANGAAATAACATATAGACCATTTCTTGTAAAAGAACAAAAGACATTAATGATTTTACAAGAATCTGAAGACCAGAGAGATATTATGAATGGAATGAAATCTCTCGTAGATGGTTGCACATATGGAAAATTAAATTTGTCAGAAATGCCAGTATTTGATTTTGAATATGTGTTTCTGAAAATAAGATGTAAATCGGTTGGTGAAACGGCAGAGTTAAGTATCTTGTGTCCAGATGATGAGGAGACAAGAGTGTCGGTTAAGATCAATCTTGATAAGATTGATGTTCAATCAAATGATGAGCACAGCAACACAATTGACATATCGGACAAGATTAAAATTGTGTTGCGTTGGCCAACTGTTAAAGATGTGGTTGATTTAAATATTGATAATGCAGATGATTTGGTTGAACATGTAATTAAACTGATGCATAGATGTGTTACTGAAATTACTGATGGTGACAAAATATATAACAGGGTTGATATGAGCGATAAGGAGTTAACTGAATTTATTGACATGTTACCACCAGACATCTTTGAACAAATCGGTGATTTTTTTGAGACAATGCCAAAACTTGTTCATGTGGTAAATGTCAAAAATCCAAAAACAGAGGTAGATAGTGAAGTGGTTCTTCAAGGATTAGAAAGTTTTTTTGGATAGCCCTCTCACATGTATCAGTAAAAACTCACTATGAACTAAATTTTTCTATGATGCAACATCATAAATATAGTTTAACAGAATTGGACGAAATGCTACCGTGGGAGAGGGAAATATATGTTGGTTTATTATTAAATCATCTTGAGGAGGAAGAGAAAAAAAGAAGAGAGGAAGAAAGTAAATTAAGAAGGAGTTAGTTGTGGCACAAAAAAAACTTGAGCCAGATAGTCAATATGAAAAATACGATTTAAATGGTGATGGTGTTGTGGATGATGAAGAATTTGAAATGGATGCAAAATTAGTAAGACTAGAGAATGAAGACAAAAAAGAAGATGCTCAACGCAAAATGGCGTGGTTTGCACTTGCCGGTATGTTACTGTACCCATCTTTGGTTGTGTTAGCAGTTCTTATGAACATGGACCAAGCAGCAAAAATCTTGGGTGATATGGCAGCGACATATTTTGTCTCTGTCGCAGCAATCGTTGCAGCTTTCTTTGGCAAAGAAGCATACATTAAAAGTAAAAACACGGATGTAAAGAAGTAGGATAGAATCATGGCTGACGAAACACTAAATTTAGCTTTTCAACAATTTCTTGCCGAACAAAAGAAAACAAATCAACTCCTTCATCAACAAGCAGCGGGTGATAAAAAGGGTGACAATATTATAGCATCGACTAGGAATGCTGCAGCTGAAATGATTAATGATAGCCGGCTGGCGATAAAAAATAGAAAAGAACATGATCAAACCCAAGAAGCAATCGTAAGCGCTGAGAAGGAAAACACTAAAAAGGTAGAAACCGTCGAAAGTGCGGTAACAAAATCTGGAGACAAACAGACCAAAGCAATTGAGGATTTAGTAGGTGCTCAAACAACTGCACAATCAGCCGCAACAAAATCTGCTGCGGCTACGACGACAGCAGTAAAATCATCAAATGCGAACGCTTTTAATCATCACTTGGCCGCCCAGCAACAGTATGAAGAAACAAAAGAAAGAGAGATGCGCCTTCTTAAAGTAAATGAAGAACAATATGAGGATATAATAAAACAACGAAAAATTGTTGAAGAATCAAAAAAAGAATTAAAAGAAATGGGTGAGGCAATTAAAGGTGATGCTAAACTAAATAAAGAATATCAGAAGAAAGATTTACAACTTAAACGTGAGCAAGCAAAGTTAACAGCCAGGGAGAATAGAAGAGGACTACTTGGAAGATTTAAAACTAATGTTGCCGCTTCAAAACCAGTTCAAATGTTAGGAGATGTAAAAAGAAAATTCATAGACCCAGTAAAAGGTTTTTTTAAGAAATTCCCAAAAATAATTGGACTAGCTTTAGCTGCTCTGCTTTTAATTTTTGTCAATAGCGATTTCTATCAGAAAACATTTAAATTTTTAAAAGAATACTTCGCAGGCAAAAGTAGTTTTGGAGAAGTTATTGACGATATTACATTCTTCCTCGGCTCGCTCGTAGTTGGGCTTGTTCTTCTTAAAAAAGCGATCATACCGCTACTCGCCCATATTGGCAGAGCAGCCCTTATCAAAGCTTTTACGGCCTTAGGCGTATCTTCAGCCGTTTTAGCCAAGTTAGGACTTGGCCCAAAGGTTCCAACAACAACAACAACAACAATAACAAATCCACAACAACAACCTCCAAAAAAACTGCCGCAAACCGCAAATCAAAATGTCCGTGGGACATCATCTGTTCCGCCAGCAAGCCAAGCAGTGGTTAATGCTCAAAAACGGGCTTTGCAAGCAGGGGGGCCGGGGGCTGCAAGAGCAATGGCAGGTCAAGCGCCTCCTGTAGCTACGGGAAGTCAAAAGAATCCTGCTCTAAATACACAACCAGGAAGAACAGCGGCTCTTGTGAGTAAATTTCCGGCCCTTGGAAGAATAGTAAAAGTCATTCCATTCTTAGGACCAGCTGTTGGTGCAGTTCAAGTGTTTAATGCTTTAAATGATGATAGCTTATCCCCCGCTCAAAAAAAGAAAACTGTGGGTTCTTTTATTGGAGGAACTGCACTAACTGCTGCCGCTGCGTCTGTTGGCATGTTGATCGGCGGACCACCTATGAGTGCAATAATGGGTGTGGTTGGTTATCTTCTTGGTGACAAGCTTGGTGAGTATATAACTGGTATGATTTTAGGCGAAAACATTGAAAGTCAAGTAAACAGAGATATACAAAGAGCGAGGAACGCTTTGAGGGGCACGGATGTGCAGAGAGCAGCTGATGTCGAGAGATTGCAGGGCAGAATTCAAGAGACAAAAACAAAGATGACGAACCCAAAATTACGCAGGCAAGACAGAGCCACGCTGATGGAACGAATTAGAAAAGATCAAGCAGCAATAGGTAGAATACAAATGCAGACGCCTGATGCTGTCGCCCAAATGGAAGGGATGAAACCTGTTACAGGTTCTGGTGGAGGCACTGGAAATGGTCAACCAGTGATAGTTGCCCCCACTGTCAATCAAGGGCCGGTTACCGAAGAAAAGACGGCGCTTGGTGGCAATATACCTGTGGTTGATCCATCAGGACTTGCCATGCTTGCCCGGGCCGCCGGTTCCGTGCAGTAAAAAACCCCCACATTTCTGTGGGGGTTCTCTATGTTACTCTTCTGCGAGTTTCTCAAAGTATGACATTGCGTCATCGTCAACCTCTACGGTAGGGGCTGGTTCTGGTTTAGTGTCAACCTTGATTGTTGAACTTGGTTCATCTTCCATCAAAGTCTGAACTGTGGTATTAGCAACGACAGTGCCAGACAGAACCGCATCCAGACGAGTCTTCAACTCATCATAGGACTTGAAGTTAGTGGGAGATGTGAAGTCAGCAAGAGAATATTGCTTACCATATATTCCCTCTAGTGCATCGTCATCGCCTTCAAGTAGTGCAGATTTATTATCGAACGATGACAGGTCATAGTTCCAATATCCATCTACCTTACGCAACTTCAGTTTGAAGTTTGCACCTTCCCAAAAATCAAAAGGGTTGACAGGTTCAGCGTCAGGAAACGGAGGC